GTCGGCGCGTTACGGCCGCTTCGGGCCCCTACGTCCCTGCTTGTCGCTTAAACCCCAATGCTGGCGGTTCTGTAGGTGTTCACCCTAAGCGTACGTAAAATACACTTTCGTGTCGTGACCCCTGAAACGGGCGTCGGGAAAACCACGATCAACAACTGGTATCGCGACCTGAGGGGACTGAACCGGTGTGATTGGCTGCCTGCTCTGGCTCCTCACTACGGTGCCCGAAATCACGCGGCGGAATGCACGCCGGAAGCCTGGGAGATGGTGAAGTCTGACTGGCTTCGGGTGGAACAGCCCAATTTCACGGACTGCTATCGTCGCGTGAAGGCTGCTGCGGTGGAACATGGCTGGAAAGTGCCGTCTGCAAAGACACTGCTGCGTCGGTTGCAGGCTTTCCCGCCGGAACTGGTGGTGCTGGCGCGTGAAGGCGTGGATGCGCTGAAGCGGCTTTATCCGGCGCAGCAGCGTCGTCGCGATGTGTTTCATGCCCTCCAAGCGGTGAACGCGGACGGTCATCGTTGGGATGTGTTTGTGAAGTGGGAAGACGGCACGATCGGGCGCCCGGTCATGGTCGGTTTTCAGGATCTGTTTTCGGGCATGATTTTGTCCTGGCGGATCGACAAATCCGAGAATGCCGAGACGGTACGTCTGGCGTTTGGCGACATGGTCGAGACGTATGGCATCCCGAAGATGTGTTACCTCGATAACGGTCGGAACTTCGCGTCCAAGTGGATGACGGGCGGTATTCCGAACCGGTTCCGCTTCAAGGTGAAGGAAGACGAGCCGGTGGGCATCATGACGCAGCTTGGCGTCGAGGTGCACTGGACCACGCCTTATTCCGGCCAGTCCAAACCGATCGAGCGCGCCTGGCGCGATCTGGCGCAGGGTGCGGCCAAGCATCCGAAGTTTGCGGGTGCCTGGACGGGTAACAACCCGATGGCCAAGCCGGAGAACTATGCGTCCAAGGCCGTGCCGATTGAGGTGTTTGTGGAGACCATTGCGGCGGAGATCCGGGAGCACAATGCCCGCACAGGCCGTCGGTCTGCGGTGTGTGGCGGGAAGCTGTCCTTCATGGAGGCGTTCAAGGCGTCTTATGAGGCCAGCCCGATCGTCAAAGCGACAGCGGAGCAGCGCCGTCTGTGGCTAATGGCGGCGGAGGCCATCAAGCCTAACCGCATCTCGGGTGAAATCACGCTGGAAGGAAACCGCTTCTGGGCGGAGGAACTGATGACGTTGCGTGGTCAACCCTGTGTGGTGCGATTTGATCCGCAGGCGTTGCAGGAACCGCTGCATGTGTATCGGGCGGATGGGACGTTCGTTGTGTCCGCACCTTGCATTGCAGCAGTGGGCTTTTCGGACAAGACGGCGGCGCAGGAACATGGCCGGGCACGGCGCAAGTTCGTCAAGGCTGCGAAGGAGCAGCTTGAAGCGACGAAGACGCTGTCTCTCAAAGAGTTGGCCGCCCTTTCCGCACCGATGCTGGAGGACGATCCGGAGCCGCTGGATGCGAAGATTGTCACCCCCTTCCAGCCAGCCCCACGCTTCCATGGGAATGCGGCCCTGGCACCGGAGCCGATGCGCTTTGAAGACGACGATGAAGACCAGGACGCGATCGAGGCCGCGAAGATCCTGAGCTTTATTCGGGGATAGATCACGCCGGAAGTTGAGATCCGGTTGAGCAAGTAAAACACGACTCAGAGGTCAATAAATCATGAGTGAGACGGTTATTAACGACGCCCCTGTGGGCGGCGAACAGGAGAGCTTTACCCCTTCGGAGGTGGCTGTTCGCTTCAAAGCACACATGGACGCAGAAGGACTGACACTGAACCAGGCGGCGCAGGTCAGTGGTATTCCAAAGGGCACGCTAGGGCTCTGGCTGCACGGCAAGTATCCGGGCCGCAATGATCTCCAGGACGAGAAGGCTGAAAAGTATCTGGAGAGCCTGCGGACGCGGACTCAGGTTCGCAATCTGATGCCGCGCGATCCGGCCTTTATTGAGACGCCGAGTGCACTGACGTTTCGCATGGTGTTTGAGTACGCGCAAAGCGGGCCGGATATTGGGTTGATCACAGGGAATGCCGGTGTCGGCAAGACGATGTCTGCCGAGGCATACCGGAAGGATACGCCTAATGTCTGGCTGATGACAGCCGACAGTTCCATGCGCTCTCCTACGGCGGTTCTGCGGGAACTGACGGAGATTGTGGATGCCGCAGAGAAGCGTGGGCCGCGCATGATGGCAGCGCTGATCCGCAGGGTTCAGGGCACGCATGGGCTGATCATCGTTGATGAAGCCCAGCATCTTCAGACGGAAGCCATCGACCTTCTGCGGACGATCAATGACCGCGCCCGGATCGGTCTGGTATTTATGGGCAATGAGCCTCTGAAGGGGCGCATTGAGGGCATGAGCCGTGACACGTCTCATGCGCAGATCTTCTCCCGTATTGGCATGCGCAAGAACCGTAAGCAGCCGCAGGTGAAAGACACACGCGCTATTTTCGATGCCTGGGGCATTGCGGATTCCAAGTTGTTTGATCTGTGTCGTTGGATTGCAGGACAGCCGGGTGGGCTGCGGTCCATGAACAAGACGCTCCGCTACGCTACGATGCTGGCGGCGACGGATGAGCGGACTCAGATTACCGAGCGCGACATTCAGACGGCCTGGGGACAGCTGACGAATGGTGAACTCCCCTCCTACGCAGGGAGGGAGTGAGCGCCATGGCACGCAAAGCGAACAACGTGTCCCAGGAAGAGGCCGTCAAGGCGAAGACAGATGAGGACATCCACGAGGCGTTTCTTCAGATCACAGACAAGAGGAACGTAACGGCCAGCATCGCGCCGGAGAGCCGTCATGTCATTCGCGACTTTCTGTTGTCCGTGGACGGGAATTTGCGGGTGTTTGAAGTGCTCTCCGCTCTTGAGGAGGCATTCTCGTGAATGTGGTGACAGCAGCCCCGCGCCTGGAGCGCGCGGGGAAGACGCCGAGCCAGAAGGCAATCCTCTGGCTTCTGCGGCAACATGGGCGCGTGCGGCAGGAGCGCGGGTCACGGGAGTTCCGGTGGCGCATGACGGACGGTGTTGTGACCGTCCAGGTCGAACCGGGGCCGTGGGAATTCCTGCTGGCCTGCGGTGCCACCGTGCTTGATGCCGATGGCTTTGCGACACTCACGCAGGCCGGACGGCTTATTTGTGCCGGATATCGTATCGAACCGGGGATTGTGACGTCTGGTCGGATGCCGGACCAGGTGACGTGGCTGACGGATGAGCAGATGGAACGCGTTGCTCCGTGCTTTCCTCTGTCGCACGGCAAGCCGCGTCTGGACGATCGGGTCGTGCTGAGTGCGATCGTGCATGTTCTGCGTCACGGGCTGCGCTGGAGCGATGTCCCGGCAGCGTATGGCGTTCATTACCGCCGACTGCGGAACCGATTGAACCATTGGGCGAAAATTGGGGTGATGGATCAGGTTCTGGCGCAGTTGATGGAACGCTGTGACGGCGTGATGAGGCTGGTGCTGAGTGAACGGCAGATCCTGTCTCACCCGACGGGTGCGCTTCTTGCAGCGCGCGGGCTGTTTCCGATCATGGCCCCGGTTGAGGAGGACATGCCATGCGCGGCGTGAAAACCATCCGGCAGCTCAACCCAATCGAAAAGCCAACGGTGGGACAAAAAATCATTATCGAAGCTGTCGCCTATTACCCTGAAAACCTGACTGTGGGCGATATGCTTGCCCTGAAGGACGTGTGATGAACGCTGTTGTCATGCTTCGGGAAGCCGCTTCCCAGACGATGAATTTCGATATGAACCGGCTGCCTCTGATGCAGTCTGCTCTGGTTAACCTGTTCACGCGGTGCGCGGAGGGTTTGACAGTTGAGCAGTGCCTGGATGGCATGAGCCGCGTTGGTCCTGATGCGGTGATGGACGTAGTGATGTGCCGCATCGTTCTGAGGTTTCTGGCGCGCATGCCGCATGACCGGCTGATCCGTGAAGTTTACGATGAGCTTGCACAGGATCTGGATGGTGCAGCTGTCACGGAAGCGGCGCGGATTTACGAGCCTCTTTCGACTGAGCTACGTCGCGAGGCCGAGGCGATGCGTGGTTTGCGTTTCGTCATGATCAACCGAGATCAGGGTGAAGAGTTTGCCCGTGATCTGGACGAGAAAGCCGCCAAGGCACTTCGTCTGGAGCAGCGGTGTGCGGCACTTGAGGCGCAGGTTCTTGCTATGGCCGAAGGCAGGATTTCGCTCTGGAGACATCAGATGGTGTCCGCCCCCCGTCAGCATCATGCCGTGGGAGAGCGGGCATGAAAGAAATCCTTATTACATCAAAGGACATCGCAGCCGTCCTGAAGGCGATGGAGACGGATCTAACGAACCACCTCCTGGCAAGCCGCTGTATTTCCGTTGAGGGCGAAATTGCAGTCGCACGGGAGCTGCTGGCTGCAACTCATAACAATCAGGATCTGGTGCTTTCGGAAGAAAATGAAGTGCGGATGTGGGCCATGGCCCAGGCGGCGATGACTGCTGTGCTTATCGGCTGCGTTGATCGCGGCACTGTCCGTCCGAAAACAGACGTGAATTGAGGAAAAACCAATGACCACAGCAATGACTGACGAGCGCGTGATTGAGTGCTGGAACGGCTCTCGCATTCCGGCGCGACGATATGATCCGCGCCGCCTTCTGGCGCACGATACGGCGCACAAATTGGTGGACCAGGCGCACGCGCTCCGGGAGCTGGTCAAAGACCAAAAGCTCCGGTTCTACGCAGATGTGGATGCCTATCTGGATCTTGTTCTGGAGAGTTATGGCGCACGTCTTGGCGGCTCACGCGGCGGGCTTCGGATCGAGGCCATTGATGGCGTGCGAAAGGTTGAAGTTTCCGTGGCTGATTATCAGACCGTGACAGCGGCTGTGGAGGCTGCGCGGGTGTTGGTGAATGAAATCCTGGACGATCTGGTTGGGCAAGAGTCTGACGATCTGCGGGCGATTGTGGGCAGTGCGTTTGCCCGCAATTCAAAGACCGGCAAGATCAGCACGGAACGGGTGCTGGCATTGCGGCAGCTGAACCTTTCGCATCCGAAGTGGCCGCTGGCGAAAGAGGCGATCTCCGATGCAGTCATCACGGCAGGAAGTAAGCGCTACATCCGTTTTCATGAACGGAAGACACCGCAAGATCCTTGGACGCAGGTCGATCTTAATTTCTCGTCGCTGTGAGGGTGTGATGTCAGCGGACTCAAAAAATACGCGCTATGCCAAGCTGCGCATTGCGCAGAAACAGCTTGGATTGGACGAGGAAGCCTATCGGGCTCGGTTGGAATCGGAGACGGGAAAGCGCTCGGCCAGGGACATGACTTTGGCCGAGTTGGACAAAGTTCTGGTGGGGTTCTAGCGACACGGGTTTCGTCCCGCGCCTCCCAAGGCTAAAAAGCCGATGTCTTCGCGGCCGGAGGTTCGGAAGGTTTTTGCGTTGTGGAGAGAACTGGGGCCGTCCCTACGATCTGGTGGATCACGAGAGGGCATTCGGGCATTTGTGAAGCGGATGACCGGCGTGGACGATCCGAATTTTATGACGGGTGTGCAGGCCGGTGTGGTGATCGAGGCGCTGAAGGATTGGGGGAAACGGGTTCAATGAGTGATTTATCGCCGGAGCAGCGTGGCAGGCTGATGGATTTGGAGAGCAGCCTGATTAGTCTGCGTCGGAAGGTGTCTCTCGCATTGAATAGCGGAATAGAGAAAAACCGTGATCTTTTACATTTGGAAATAGGATTCCTTCAGGTGCGGCTGCGCGCTTTGGCAGATGCCGAGGATATCTCTGCCGCGGAGTGTAAACGGCACGCTACAGGGATTCTTAGCGTAATGAGTGATCTAGAAAAATGATTGAGAAGAAGCCCCGAGAACGGGGCTTCTTTGTGGAAGAAAGAGGAATTTCCAATTGCTGAAAAATCAAAAAGATGCGCGGAATATTATCTTGGAAAGTTATCAGGAGTATTGAGCATGGTAAAAACACCCCCAGACCAGACTGCGGTAGAAACCCTGCATTCTTCGCTGGCATTTTTGGTAGAAACGACTAGGCCATTCTTGCGCCCTAATAATTCCCTCCCAAGAAAACTAGATTGGGAAAGCCAAGAGAGGCTTGCGGCAGTGCTTGCATGCGTCTGCGGAGACATTGATGCTTTGGTCAAAGAAAGAGAGCTGGACACCGCATGGTTGTTAGCAAACCTACAAAAAACGTTTTATCGGCCGGATCAAAATAGGCTCGGTGGGTTGCACTATCGGGCTGATGAAGGCTGTGTCGCTCTAAGTGTTTTATCTCAGGAGGAAAAAATCCAGAAAACGGGGCCTAGTGAGGCTTCACTATCGCTTAAGGACATTATCCTATCTTTGATTTGGTCAATGACGATGGTTTTTTTGGACGAGAGTGATCTGTACGCCGCGACCAAAAAATTTATCGCCGAAAAACAGCGACTGATACGAAACCAGCAGCTATTTGTGGAAGATCTTCTTGAGAGGAGTCTCAGAAGAAATATCGCACAAGGTTAGAGAGAAATTTTTTGCCCCTTCACCGGGGCTTTTTTTGTCTGCATGATTATTGTCGACGTGGTATGCTTCCATTTGCGAAGCCCAGAAAACAGAGAAATTTTGATCATGGCGGCAGTCCCTGAAAGTCTTGCCTGTCTGCTGGATTTAGTGGACGAGGATATTGTTCTGGCCTTCATCGAAGGGGCGCAAGGACAACGTATTTCCGTTCCCAAAAAGGCAGAAGGATCACGGCTGGCGGCTGTGTATGGTTTAGAGATCGCTCGCGCGCTATGCAGGACGTGGGGCGGAGATAAATATATTGTTCCGAGTTGTCGCTGGTGGCGTGCCAAGAAACACGCCGATAGCGGAATGGCCGTTTCGGATATTGCTGCTCGACTTGGAATTGTGCGAGGCAGTGTTTACGAACTGCTGAACCGCTCCGATACGAAGCTTCTGGCAAGCCGCAGACCGTGGCAGGATGACCGGCAGATTTCTCTGTTCTAATGCTGCCGGGGTATGATCCCAGACCCTGAATAGATACAGCCTCCCCGCCTAGTGTCGGGGCATGGACTTTAATTTCGATATCGCCGCACAATTTACTGCCTCGCGCGAGGGGCGTTACCAGTGTCTGCATTCTGATGCGGGGAACTGGACTTTTGGCGCTGTAGGCCAGGGCAACCTTGTTGGCACGATGCGGGGTATTTCCGCGCCTGTCATGGTGCGGTGGCTGGGCGATGCGTCGATGGTGACGAAGTCCGTTATGCAGTCCATTACGCAGGATCAGTTCAACGCCATTGCGCGATGCCTGTATTGGCGGGCGATTAATGGTGATCAGCTTCCGGCTGGTCTGGATCTGCTGTTGTTTGACTTTGCGTTCAATAGTGGTGTGGCGCGGGCGGCCAAGCAGTTGCAGCGTATTCTGCACATGGAGCAGGTCGACGGCGATATTGGCGAGGAAACACTGGAGACAGTTCTGCATGCCCCTGTCACGGATATTCTTCTTGCCGTCTCTGAAAGATATCGGCGCAGGCTTCAGGATGATCTGGGTGTGGCCTCAGACGGAATTATTGGGCCGTCTACCCTGAGGGCCATCAAAGACCAGAATGCTCGTATCCGCTCGCTGATTTATGCCTGTGCCAGCCAGCAAGAGGCGGCTTATCGCTCATTCAAGAATTTTACGCAGTTTGGGCAAGGCTGGCTTGGCCGACTGGATCTGCGTGTTGAGGCCGCGCTGTCCCTTCTGACAGCTGTGCCCGCGCTGGCGTAACGGTTCCGGCCGTTGCGGGCGCGCGACGGCAGACGGCTCATCTGGCGTGAGAACGCGGCGTCATACAACATGAGGAGCCCGATCATGGGTCTCAAAATTAACGTTTCCACCTTCACGTCCCTCCTTGCACTCGCGACGCCGTTCGTGACCAGCATGCTATCCGGTAAGGGCGCGGCCTATCAGAAGATCGCCAATCAGGCCGTGCGATCTGCAGTGACGGCAACTGACGGCGGTATCGACAAGCTCGTGTCGTCTTTCACGACGTTCGAGGAGAAAGAGCCGCTGGTCCAGACAGCCATCAGCGAATTTGCGACGCTTGCAAAAGCCGCTGGCTTTGCCGTTCCGACGCTGGATGCGGTGCAGAGCCATATCAAGTCAGCGATCTATGATCTCGCCACGGCGTTCGTTTCTGATGCTGATTTGAAGGCCGAAAGCGCGGCCACGGCCACCACCGCTTCCGGATCTTCCGTCAGCTGATGACGGGCGCAGCCCCCGTGGCTGCGGGCGTGATCCTTCCGTCATGGCTGGCGATTGCCCTGTTTTTTATCGGGGCAATCATCGTGATTGTGGTGGTGATTGCGTGGCTGCGGCACCACAGCCTCGACAAGCGGGTTGACGTTCTGGAGCGCAACCATCGGGACGGTCAGGAGCGCGATCGCAGATGGGAGCAGATGCTTCAGACCGTCATCTCCGGAACACAATCCCAGAACGCAGATATCCAGAACGTTAAGGAACTGCTGCACACCATTATCAAGGGGCACATGAGCAATGGATGAGAATTTCCGGAACCTTGTTATGGCCGTTGTTGGGGCCTTTGCCTTTGGCCTGCTGCTGGGCGCGGCCATCGTTGGCTCTCATTTGCCCGTAACACATCTTACGCGAGAAGAAAGATTATGAGCGCAGCGGTTCGTCGAGCTCTGGATGAAGATCGCCGGTGGTATGTTCTGGACGCAATCGCACAGATGGCAGATCGCCGTCTGAATGCGGATGTGGTGCTGATGAGCATTCGTGCCATGGGGCGTCCTGCTTTAGCGCAGGAAATCCAGGAAGATCTGGAGCACCTGGAGCGAGAAGGCTGTGTCGTGCTGGAGCGTCTTTCGCTATCGCCTGGTCGTACTCTATGGGTTGCGACACTGACGGTTGAAGGCTTGCAGGCGCGCGATAATGCCCGTCATGTTCCGGGTGTTGCGTCACGGAGGCCACTCTAAGTGGCGGAGCGCCCGTCTTCCATCGACAAACTGCCGCAGGAAATTCGCGACGAGATTGCGAGCCTGCGTGGCGCGGGTCACACGATCGACGAGATCCTGGCATCCCTTCGCGAGTTGCACAGTGCCGAGATCAGCCGATCGGCGCTTGGGCGCCATATCAAGACAATGGAAGAAGTTGGCCGCGACATTCGCCAGTCTCGCGAAATTGCGGAGATGCTGGTCCGTCAGTTGGGTGATGAACCGGAAAGCCGGGTTGTCCAGGCGAATATCCAACTGATGCACAGTTTCATGATGAAGCTGTTTATTGGCGACGACGAGGCCATTAAGGCGATCAGGCAAGACCCGCAGTCCATCATGATGATGGCGAAGGCGCTGGATCATCTCACGCGATCCAGCAAGACGGATGCAGATTTCGTCGCGAAGGTTGAAGCGCGAGTTGAGGCCCGGATCAGGGCAGAGACGGAAGCCAGACTGAAAACCGTGGTCAAGGAAAAGGGCATGACGGCAGAGACTGCGTCCGTCATCCGCAACCGTGTTCTTGGGATGAAGTCGTGACGGAAACCGTCGCTCAATTGCCGGACGTCTGGCAGGGCGCGCAGGAAAACGGGGATTATGCCCTGCTGAAATACCAGCAGGATGCGAACGATGCGATCCTCGCCTTCGACGTTTTGTTCTGGGAGAAATCACGCCGGATTGGTGCGTCCTGGGGAATCAGTTGGCTGGCAGCCATGATCGGAGCCCTTTTGCCGACAGAAGGCGGCATGGACGTCTTCTATATGGGCTTTGAAAAGGACATGACCCGTCAGTTCATATCTGACACAGGGGACCATGCCCGCCTGCTTCAGCTTGCCGCTACAGACATGCAGGAAGAGATTTTTAATGACCCGGACAGTCCTGATAAAGACCTGAAGGTTTTCCGGATCGACTTCGCGTCCCGCAATGAGGTGCTCGGTCTGCCGTCGGTGGCACGCGCTTTCCGATCCAAACAGGGTCTCGTCATTATCGACGAAGCGGCATTTATTGATGATCTTGCAGCCGTTCTGAAAGCCGCTTTTGCACTTCTGATCTGGGGTGGCCGGATCGTTGTCGTGTCCAGTCATAATGGCGCTGAGAACAGATTTAATGAACTGATCCAGGAGATCAGAGCCGGTCGGCATCCGGACTATCATGTCATCCGCACGACGTTTGATGATGCCCTGAAGGACGGTCTCTATAAGCGCATTTGCCAGAAACAGGGAAAGCCCTGGTCTGAAGCGGCCGAAGCCGAATTCAGGGCGAAAACGATCCGTCAGTACGGTGATGATGCGGATGAAGAACTATTCTGCATTCCCAGTAACGGCTCGGGAAAATACCTGCCTCTGGCGTGGATCGAGAAATGCCAGATTGCAGACGCCAAGGTTGTTCGCTGGCAGTGCGATGACAAATTCGTCCATCTGGATGAGCACATCCGTTTTCAGATGTGTGATGAGTTCTGTCGTGAGGAACTGCTACCGCTTCTTGAAGCGTTGCCAGACGATCTGCCTCATGTGGCTGGGGAAGACTTTGCACGATCCGGGGATCTGACGGTCATCTGGATCTTGTCAATTCTGCCAACACTTGTCTTGCGCACGCCGTTCACCGTCGAACTGCGAAATGTTCCTTTCGAACAGCAAAAGCAGATCCTCTGGTACATTTTCGACCGTCTCCCGAATTTCCGGGCGGCGAAGCTGGACGCCGGTGGCAATGGTGAGTGGCTTGGTGAAGTTTCAGTGCAGCGATATGGCACGCGCGTTGAGGCCGTAAAAATATCGACAGGTTGGTACGAAGAGACGATGCCGCGCCTGAAAGCGGCTTTCGAAGATACCGCCATTATGATTCCGAAAGATCGAGAGACGCAGGACGATCTTCGGGCGCTTCGGAATGTGAAAGGTGTAGGGCGTGTTCCGGACCTTCGCGCCACGGATGCCAACAAGAAAAAACGCCATGGGGACGCGGCCATTGCTCTTGGTATGGCGATCGCGGCGAGCCGGGAAGAACCGGCCGAATATGGCTGTGATGTCATCCAGTCTCCCCAGCAGATCGAGGATAGCAGACGTCCGGACGGGCGCTCTTCCATCGAGCAGGAAATTGCGCACGAGCAAATGGGGCGTGGCGACGGGAATATGGGCTTTCGGGGGACGGTGCTGTGACGAATAGCGTGATGCTGGATCTGGCAATGGCCACAGTTCTTGTCCTGTGTGCCGTGGTTTTATGGATTGCACATCTGGCTTCCCAGGCGCGTGCTGAGCGCGATGCACAAAAGCGCAAGCTTGAAGCGCTTGAAGCACAGAAAAGCCAGCTCGCTCTTTCCCAGGTACAGGTGTCCACCGCGCCAACGGATGATGCTCTCGCAGGCATACTGAATGCGGGAAAATTCTGATGCGTGTTTCTGTATTACTTCTGGCGGTGCTGGCTTTGGCTGCCTGTGGCGTGGATCAGCAGCGTGTCTGCCCGTTGGTTGTGCCCTGGTCGGCTGAGGATCAGAATGCGCTTAGTCGTGCTTTAGACGCGGATAAAGACCCTTTTATTCACCGGGCAGTTCGGGAGGACGCGGGTTATCGCGCCTGGGCGCGTGGCTGCCAGGGAGCGCACTGATCATGGCTAAAAAACTGACGGATCAGTTTGGTAACCCCATCGAAACCAAGGTGCTGACGCAGGAGATCGCAGGACCGGATTTCATTGGCCAGCGTCCGGCTGTTCTGTCTGATCTGCCGATCGGCCTCAGTCCGGTGATCCTGGGTGAAGCGTTACGGGCGGCTGATGGCGGCGACAGTCTCGCCTGGCAGACCATTGCAGAACTCATTGAAGAAAAGGACGCGCACTATCAGGGCGTTCTGGGAACGCGGAAACGTTCCGTGGCGCAGTTGCCAATCACGGTTGATCCGGCGAGCGATGATCCACAGCACAAGAAGCACGCCGAGTTCATTCAGGAGTGGCTGCGTCTGGGACTGGTGGAAGACGCCCTTCAGGACATTCTGGATGCCATTGGCAAGGGATGGTCTGTCCATGAACTGACATGGAATTTGCAGCCGGGGTGCAACCGCATTGTGGCAATGGAATGGAGGCCGCAGCGCTGGTTTGAGCCCAGTTATCAGGATGGAGAGACGATCCTGATTCGGGAAATCAATGCTGAGCCAGCCCCGGCCAGTGTTGATGGCGCGCCTGTTCAGGTGGGCTTCAGGGCCATGCCGCCGCATAAGTTCATTGTTCACAAGCATAAAAGCTGGTCCGGGTTGACGATGCGCTCCGGTCTGACGCGAACGGTCGCGTTCCTGGTCATGTTCAAGCATTTCACCACGCGGGATTGGGGGCTGTTCGTTCAGAGCTACGGGCTGCCGCTGCGGATCGGAAAGTTTGGACCAGGCGCGTCTGAAGAACAGAAGCGCGTGCTGCGTCGGGCGGTGTTTGATCTGATGGGCGCGGCTGGCGCTGTCATTCCAGATAGCATGCAGCTTGAGATGATTGAGCCAAAGCATGGTGCGGGGTCGAACGACATCCATCAGCGGCGTTGTGACTGGCTGGACGCCCAGATCAGCAAGGTAGTTCTGGGCCAGACAGGCACCACGGACAGCAAACAGGGTGCGCATGCCTCTGGTGCGATCCATCGGCTTGTTCAGGAGGATATTGAGCGAGCCGATGCACGGTTGGTGTCAGGCACGATCAATCGTCAGGCGGTCGTTCCGATGATTGATATGACGTTTGGCCCCCAGCCAATGGGTCAATATCCGAAGATCAGCATTGGTCGTCCTGACGAACCAACGGTTGCGGACGTGACGGCTGCGATTCAGTGGCTTGGGCCGCAGGGGCTGAAAGTTCCCGCCACCGAGATGCGGCAGCGCCTTGGGTTTTCTGATCCGGAAGATGGAGAGGAAGTTATCGGCGGACGGGCACCGACACCGCCCGCCACGCCGCCTCATACGCTTCCCGCTGAAGTGCGGCCTGCGCAGGAAGAGCCGCCCCATGCCAGTGCGCCGACACCGCAGGATGAGGCCGAAGCCGCGACCAAACAGACGCTGCATTCTCAGCTTGGGCAGGTTCTGATCCGGCATACGCGGGATAATGGGCCGGGGCTTGTGTCTGCGCTGTCCGCGAGCGCGGCTCGGGAGTGTGCAGAAGGGTTTGCGGCAATGTGCCGTCCTGCACAGGACGCCTATGAACAGGCGACGTCCCTTGAGGATTTCCGCGCCCGACTTGAGGTTATGAAGCTGCCGCCAGAACAACTGGCCGATGCGATGGCCAATGCGATGATGGTGGCGGAGCTGGCTGGCGAAGCCATGGTCCTCGATCAGATGCGCGCTGATGGCTGAGAGCATCCTTCAGGCTGTCAGGCTGCCGCCTAAAGACGCGCTGGCCTATTTCCGGCAGAAGGAAAACGTCTCGACAGATCATTGGACCGATCTGTGGCAAGAGGGTCATGCCCGTGGGTTTATGGTGGCGGGTGCGGCGTCTCAGGATCTGCTGAAGGATCTGCGCACCGGCGTGGACAAGATCATGTCCCAGGGCATGACCATGCAGGAGTGGCGCAAGGAATTTCCGCAGATCGCGGATCGCTACGGCTGGCAGTACAACGGATCTCCGGGCTGGCGCGCGGACATCATTTACGACGCGAACATGACCACGGCGCTGTCTGCGGGGCGTTACCGGCGGATGGTCACGCCGGAGGCTCTGGAGCTGTATCCCTTCTGGCGATACACGCACCACGCCTGCCTACACCCACGACCGCAGCATGTTGCCTGGGACGGCACCATTCTTCCTGCGAATGACCCGTGGTTCAACACGCATTTTCCGCCCAACGGCTGGCGATGTCATTGCACTGTGGAAGTGGTGTCCCGGGCGAAGATGAAGCGGATGGGTTGGGAGGTTTCAGAGCGACCGCCGATCGAGACGCGTCCGTGGATCAATCCGCGCAATGGGACGGTGCATCAGGTTCCGGTCGGGATCGACCCGGGTTTTGCATATAATCCGGGGCGTGCCTGGAAGACGAATGAGGATATCCGTTCTGGGCGGCCGCAAAGCCGTTTCGTGGCGGAAGATGCTGGGCCGACGCGCGTACCGAACCGGCAGTCGATTGCGCCGCAGACAACGGGAAATCACCCGACCGCGCTTCCTGAGACAGCGCCGCATGTCCATGTTCCGGAACCTGCACAGCACCGGCCTCTGTCTGAGCCGGAACAGCGACACACGGACATCAAGGGGATGCTGGACATCCTGCATTCACCCGATGGAACGCGGGAGCTGCCTGTGGGGACTGTGCCGTCTGACGTCCAGGCGGCACTGGGGGCGAAGTCTGATCGTGCACTGTTCTCGACTGTGACGGCGCGCAAGCAGCTGAAGAACCATGCAGACCTGACGGATGACGATTACAGGCTGCTGCCGGAGATCCTGTCTGACCCTGCCGTTATTGCGCATTCACGGGCCTTGCATGTGCTGCTGTTCCGCCGCCTGGGCAAACTCTATCGCGCCGTCGTCAAGGTGACGCAGGACGGACAGCATATCTATGTGCAGTCCTTCCATGTCACGACCGTGACAGAGGCACGTCGCGCCATGAAGGGGCGTGAGGTGGTCAAAGGAACACTGGCAGATCTGGAAGAGGATGGTGACGCACCGGCCGGGCCTCACAGTAACCCGGCATAGCACTCCCCTCGAAACCGAGGGTGTTACGGCTGTGAGATTTTCACCGTGTCACAGCACGTCACCGGGCACAGTCTAGCGCGTTCAGAAAAGGATTTCCACAATGGCATTGATGCAGGTTCGTGGCGACTGGGCACCCATGCGGGGAGCGCTGGAGAAGATTGCCGCGATTGGCCGATCACCGCAGGCGATCCTCGAAGCGATTGCTCTGGAACTGGAAGACAATACGCGGCGTCGGTTTACGACCAATATTGCACCAGATGGGAGCCCGTGGGCGCCGCTTAATCCGGTGTATGCAGCAAGCCGCAAACCTCTCCCGATCCTTGTACAGAGCGGGCAGCTTCGCCAGCAGCTCTCCACTGAAGTTCGAGGTCATACGATCATTGTTGGGAGCGCCATGTCCTATGGTGGTGTGCATCAGTTCGGGGCGACCATCATTCCCAGGACTGAACCTCGCCTCAAGTTCAAGATGGGTGGGAAATTCTTCTCGCCTAAAAAAGTGGTCATTCCGGCCCGGCCTTTCCTCGGCTTTGGCGCTGAGGACCGCGTGGCTGTCGAGGAGAGGCCGCATCTTGCCCTGGAACTGGCAATGCGGGCACGATAGGCGTGCGTGGGGTGGTCATTGTGTTTTTGAACACGTTTAAAACGTTTTAAGACGGGTCCACAGCGCGTTTCAGACAGCTCTGGGGGGATTGGATGTCCCGGGCTAGCTCTGACGGCACACAGCGGGAAATATCAGGGGTATGATCCCGGACCGTTAGCAGCGTCTTCGTGAGCCGTCACAGTGACGGCAATGAACACCGCTGTCACCCTTCTTGATCTGGCACAGCCTTTCACCGGCACCAATAAGGTGCCGCAGTGGGTGCATCTCTGTCCGGCAGGCACATTCAAAGGCATCAAGGGTGATCGCCTGACACTGGCTGATCCTGACGCGGTTATTCGCGCCTCCATGGCTGCTGGAAAAATCGTTCTCGACGAAAACCATGCGACGGATTTGGCTGCCCCAAAAGGCAAGCCAGCGCCCGCACGCGCCTGGATCACACGTATGGAAAGCCGTGCGGATGGTTTGTGGGGTTTTGCGGACTGGACGCCAAAAGGCCGTGACCTCATGGAGGCGAAAGAATACCGGGCGATTTCCCCGGTGATCGAAAGCCGTGGCGGTGTTGTCACACGAATACTGCGTGCTGCCCTCACGAACGCGCCGGATCTGACGCTGGTGACGCTGCACTCCCAAAATACTCCGGAGAAGACGATGGATATCGCAAAAGTCCGTAAGGCGTTGGGATTGCCCGACACCGCGACGGAAGAAGACGCGCTGGCTGCGATGACTGAAAGCCGCACATCCGTGACGCTGCACAGCAGTGTGGCGACGGTGCTTGGCGTGGATGCCGGTGCTGACAATGGGGCGCTCCTGGCAGCGCTTCAGACCCGCCTGAAGAACAACACGTCCAATGATCGTGTTGCGGAGCTGGAAGGTCAGATCAAGACGATCCAGGAACAGGCGTCCCGTGACAAGGTCATGGGCCTGATGGCTCAGGCGGCCGCTGAGGGTGCGGTCATTACCGACAAGCAGCGTGACAATCTGATTACCCTGCACTCCGCAAACGCTGATCTGGCAGTCGACCTGATCAAAGATCTGCCGCGCACGAACCTGAACGGCACGAAGGTCACACGCCATTCCGCTGCAGGGGCTGGGGGTGAAGTGCAGACTGGAGCGTTGGACGCAGCAATTGCGCCGATGGCTGCTGCTTTTGGCCTGAAGGCCGAAGATATCAAGAAGGAGTCTGGCCGTGGCGCTTCAGTCTGATCGTATTCTGGTCCGGGCGGATGGTCCGCGTCTTCGGCCATTTGGCCTTGTCGTTGCTGCAGGTCAGACGGTTTTCCGGGGCTCTATCGTCATTGTCTTTTCAGACGGCACGATCGCAGCTGCCGGAACTGCCACCCCATCAGGGCTGACGGTCGCGCCCCAGGCTGCTGGGATTGCCACACACTTTCAGAGCAACGTAGCCAATCCGCAGGTCATGAGTGGCCAGTATGGACCGGCACCGGTGGAGCTGGATCGTGGCACCTACGCACTGCCGTTCGATACGGCACCCACTTGGGACAAGCTCGGATCACCGGTTTACGCCGTGGATGACGAGACCGTCTCCCTCACCGAAACCCCTGAAGGCGGCAGCGCCCGGACATTGGTCGGCACATTTGCCGGACTGGATGAGACCGGCACGCCCTTCGTGACATTCTGAGGAACTGATCCGTGGATATTAATGCGGGTAACATCAACGCCCTGACGGCAACGCACAATCTGGCGTTCAACAAGCAGCTGGGAACTGGTCCAAGCCAGTTTGAGCGCTTTTCCATGACAGTTCCGTCCGACGCGGGTGAGAATTTCTATCCGCGCCTGGCGGAACTCCCCGGCATCCGGAAGTGGGTCGGACCACGCGAGATCCATCAGCTGGAAGCTGGCAGCTATGTCATCCGGAACGAGACTTACGAAGAGACGATCTCCGTCAAGCGTGAAGATCTCGAAGATGACAAATACGGATTCCTGTCTTCTTTCGTGGCCCAGCTGGGGCAGGATGCGGCCGAGATGCCGGATCGTCTCTGCTTTGACGTCCTCCAGAACGGTCACACGATCCAGGGCATCGACAAGCAGTATTTCTTCGATACTGACCACATGGCCGTCGGTTCAGACCGCAAGCAGTTCACATACGCGAACCTTGCAGGCCCGGCATCGGGTGAAACGGCAGGGCCAGCTTGGTATCTGATGTGCACTAAGCGTGTCATCAAGCCGATCATCTATCAGCCACGCCGTGCGTTCGCCATTACGGCCAAGACGCGCCTGACGGACGACAACGTGTTTCACGACAAGGAATTCCTGTGGGGCACGGATGGCCGGTGTGCTGCGGGTGTCGGTATGTGGCAGCTGGCATACAAAAGCACGCGCCCGCTGAACGAAGAGACTTACGAAGCTGCACGTTCGGCCATGTCTCAACTCTGCCGTGCGGATGGGACACCTTATGGCATCGTGCCTGACCTCTTGGTCGTGCCGAGTAACCTGGAAAAGGCCGGACGGTATCTGCTGAAGAGCGAATACGCGCCAACGGTCGTCAATGGTGCGTCCGGGACCGCGGCCAATCCTTGGGTTGGTTCTGCCGATCTGATGGTGGCGCCGCGTCTGTCGCAGACGGCGGGAAACTAAGCTCATGGATACGTCTGAAGGAAAAGAGAGCATGGAAATCGCAAAGACCGACGACGCAAAGGCCGGAACTCCTTCCAAGGCCAAGCCGCCAGCGAAGGTTTTTGGGCATGTTCTGACAAAGGGACATGCAATCAAGCTGCATGAAGGCGATACTGTTATCACCTGCGCTGAACCGGGCTTCATGCGCGCCGGGATGCAGCATCCTCATATGAAGGTGCATCCCGAAGGTAGCCTGACGGAAGCGCAGCTGAAGATGTTGCGAGCCGAGCCGAAGATCTGCGTGATCGAGATCGGCGGCTGACATGGCCTATGCCGCCCTTCAGGACATGATGACGCGTTATTCGGAGCAGGAGCTGCTGGAGGTTACGACGCCTCCAGGAGAGAGCTATGGCCAGATTGATCAGGTCAAGGTTCAGGCTGCTCTGGATGATGCCACCGATGAAATGGATGGCTACCTGCGCAGGCGTTATCAGACGCCGGTGCTGCTTGTCCCGTCCAAGATGGTGTCCGTCTGTTGTGCTCTGGCCCGCTTTAACCTCTGCGAGACCGGATATGTGATCGCAGGGGAAAAGGTCACGGATGCGCATAAGGGCGCGCTTGCGTGGCTACGGGGTGTCAGTGCCGGGTCCATTGTTCTCGAAGGTGAGTTGCAGGGCAATACCAGTGAGAACTGGGCGGATTATCAGAGCCGCCCGTCCTCATACCGGGGAATGTTCGGATGACACTGAGCGATAACCAGTATCCGGCAACGTTGATTGACGGTGACATTATGGCCGTTTGCTACAGGGCGATTGAGTCTGCTTTGCAGACGGTTATGCCTGCTGACGGCAGGTTCCGGTATGTGACGATGACGCCCCGGCCAAGCGAAAGCCAATGGCGGGCGTTTACTGGCAAGTTACCTGCTATCGGCATTGGCTGGCAGGGCTGGCACGCCAGCAAACTGTCTGGGGCCACGTTTCGCGGAGCACTGGTCTTTTCGGTGGCAATCCTCACCGCGCATCGGCAACCAGAAAATCTCTACCTTGGGGATGGCAAGCTCGCTGGTGCTTTCGGCGTCACAGCGGCCGCCATTGGTGTGCTGAACGGCATGACCGTGCCTGGAGCCGGAACGGCCCTGGTCACGAGTGCGTCCAGTGTCGAACTGGCGCAATTTCTGGATGAAGGCCAGTCCGGCGTTCTGCTGACCGTGCAGTTCGAAAATGTGGCGCTCGATATGGAGCGCATTATCCCGCAGCTCGATGATTTTACAACGCTGTCCAGCGAGATTGTGGACAGCCCTTCAGGAGAACCGACGTGACGGTCAAGCTCGTTACGGCCGCACCGGGGCGTCGTGTTGTGACGCCTTCGGGTGTGGTTGTTCCCGACAAGTTCAAGGTCAACATTTCCGATCCATACTGGGCTCGGATGTGGCGTGACAAGGACATCGTTGAAACCACTGCCCAGACCGACAAGCCTGTCGGTGGGGCGGCACCGGCGGCGGCTGCTCCGGCCGTGGAGAAGAAGTGATGGATTTCGAGCAGATCCCCGGTTCCTGGGGGGTTCCCGGTTCCTATACCGAAATCCGTGAAGTGGCCGCGCCTGGCACGCTGGTGGGTATGCCGTTGCGGTGTGTTCTGGTGGGGCAGATCAGCGGTGGCACCGGTGTAGCAAATACCGTTTATTCGTCCCTGACAGCGGCGCAGGCTGTCGCGCTGTTTGGCGCGGGTTCAGTGGTTGCCCAGGCCGTCGCGGCGTTCCTGAAAGAAGAGCCCACACTCACCATCGATGCTGTGGGCGTTACTCCGGCCGATAGCAGCGCAGCAGCCTCTGCGACGCTGAAGTTTGATGGCACTGCCACCAGTGGTGGCACGATGGCTGCCATTCTGGGCGGGTATCGTGTGGCGTTCACCGTGACGTCGGGCATGACGGCGGCTGAGGCTGCGCAGGCTTTCGTGGCGGCCTGCAATAGCTCGGTGGCCAATGCGACTGTCAGCTATCTGAATGCCGAGACCGGGCTTTCGGCAACGCTTGGCAGTGATGGTGTCACCGTGACGGTGCAGAGCTGGGAGAAAGGCGCATTTACCAGTCAGTATGACATTCGGGTCTCCAGCGCGTCTTATGATCAGGTGGATGGCCTCTCCATTGCTGTGACACCGATGGCCGGGGGTGTTGGTCTGCCGGATGTGACGCCAGCGCTCCAGGCATTGGGTGGCACCTGGTACACGGATCTGATCCTGCTGCTGAACGACCAGCCGAATATTACGGCCGCGCAGGTTGAGGCAAAAAGCCGCGAAAATGCGATGATCGCAAAAGACATGCGTGTCTGGGTCGGGTTTGCCGGCACGCAGAGCCAGATCCTTGCGCTGACACAGGCATTTTCCACGGCTGAAGAGGTTGTGTTGATTGCCGAGCAGGCTCCCCGCTGGTCTCCGTGGATTGCGGCGGCCGTGGCTGGTGCTGAAGGTGCACAGGCCCTGAATAGCGATCCGTCCCGCCAGTTGCAGGGCGTTGTGCTGACTGGTCTGGCAGGACTTGGCCCGGATGCGGGCGATCAGTTTACACCGATTCAGCGCAATGTGCTTCTGCACGGCGGTTGTAGCACTCTGAAATTCAACCGTGATGGGACTGTCAGTTTCGAACGTGTTGTGACGATGCGGCAGGTTGATCCGACGTCTGGCATTGCGCTGGACGGACCATGGGACGTGATGATCCCCGCGATCAATGCGCGGGTTCGCTACGAGTGGAACGCGTATTACGTGGAGAATTACCAGCGGGCCAAGCTGGCTGATGTGGGGTCTTCGCTTGAGAACGTGCCGGGAGTTGTGACCGTTCGGACGCTCAAGGCGTCCTGGGTGGCGCAGGCTCTGCTTTATCAGGCCCAGGGCTGGATTGATGATGTTGCGACGCTAGGACCGCAGGCCGTGTTCGAACGCGACAGTCTCGACCGGAACCGGGTCAATTCGACGCTGCCGATCAAGCCCATGGGCTCCCTGATCGTGTTGGCCAATATCCTTCAGTCACAGGTGTAAGACATGGCTCAGACGATTGGTGTCGTTAAACTCTGGTGGCGCGGCAAGCCGTATACGGTTGCGAAGGGCGTTAAATGGCGTCTTCCGGGCATGCAGAACGAAGATCAGCCCATGACGGACCGAACGCTGCGGTCCCAGCGATGGAATCCTGGCATGTGCCAGGCAACGCCTGCCATCACGAGCAACAGCGACGAAGACGATTTTGATCCTGCCCTGGGTGAAGGTGAGCTTCAGATCCAGACGGATATCGGCACGGTTTACGTGTTCCCGGATGCCTATGTCCGGGCGAAGCCGGACGTGCAGGACAATGGGCAGGCACCCGTGACGTGGACCCTCAACACTTACCAGAAGATTTCAGCATGAACCGCAGACTCTCCATTTCCGCACCGGAAGGCCAGACCGTCCCGGAAGCTCCTGTTCTGCCAAAGCTGCCATCAGGTTGCTCCTGGCAGGACGACGGCTCTGTGCGGATGCTTTTGAAGAAGGCTCTGACGAAAGAGACGTCTTCCGCTGCGGGCAAGCACAGTGAGGATATTTCCGAGCTGGTTTTCCGGGATCTGACGGCTGGCGACATCATCGATAGTTCCGCCCTTCTCACGGGGGGTAAGCGGACGCTGTTTCTGATGTGTGCGTCTTCAGGTCAGTCAGGACCGGCAGGTGAAATGCTTCTCCGCTCGATGACGGCCAGCGACTACCTCAAGGCGACGAGGATCATTGACGTTTTTACGAGCGATGGCCCGATGACTGGAACGTCAGCCTAACGGGTCTGGCAGCGGTTCTGCATTTCGGGCGCGCTGATTTAAGGGCGCTTAAGCTGCATGAACTGCTGTTCTGGTGTGCGTCCGGACATGCCTATTCCGAGCAGGTCCGGGAGAATACGAAGCAAGAGGAACAGTAATGTCGGGGAATCTGACGGCACAGTTTGAACTGACGCTTGTCGATCAGATGTCCGCGCCGGTCGAGAAGATCGAGCAGATCCTCGGGCGTCTGAATTCTACCCTGGACAGGCTGGGCCAGAACCACACGTTTGATGAGGTCTGGCAGCCGGTACCGCGTTGTGCGGAACAGACGTCCGCCCTGTCGGAGACACTGGAACAGGCCACGGCTAGTGCAGCCCGGATGGGCGAAGGTCTGGATGTGGCGGCGGTGACAGCCTCTGAAGCCGGGGCCGCCTTCGGGCGGGCGGCGGAAGAGGTCATTTCCATGGATGCGGCTCTGGCGCGGACGGGATCTGGCAGCGGTGCGGCCGTCAACGGGCTTGAGGCTGTCACATCTGCGGCTGATCGGGCGGCGGCGGCTGTTGGCCGGGTATCGCGGGCGACCGGGGACATAGGACCGGTTGTGCCGGGTCGGGCACCTGTTGAGGAAGAGCCGGAAGGTTCCCCGCGTGAGCGTGGCGGATACGGGCGCAGGGTCTGGGAAGCCACGCAGCATTTTCACGAAGCGACCGAACGCAGTATCGGGCAGGCTTTCGGGGCCGCCGCCGCTGGCTTTGGGTTGGTAGAGCCAGTCAAGGCCGCAGCGGAATACGACAATACCATTCGGCATATCGGGATCGGGCTGGATCTGCACGGGGCCGCGAATGATGCGTTTACAAGCGCGTTCGGAGCCCAGATGGCGGCCCTTGCCCGAAGCACCGGGCAGAACAGCGAAGACCTGGCGGAAAGTGCGGGTTTTCTATCGCGAGAACAATATAACCGCGCGCAGATCAATGCTGTGTTGCCTGTCATTGCGCAGATCAGCACGGCGTATAATGCGCATCCGGAATCCGTCGCGAAATCGGCTTTCTCTCTGCAAAAACAGATTGGTGTTACGGATGCCCAGCTAGGCGGTGCGCTCGCGTCCGTGGCGATTGCTGGCAAGTCCGCAGATCTGCCGTTTGAAACGCTGGCTCCTTTGTTGCCGCAGGCCGCGGCCATCGGAAGCGTGTTCGGGATGCATGGGCGTCAGGGCGTCGATGATCTGGCAACGTCGCTGGCTGTTATCCGTAAATACACAGGATCTGATGGACATGCGGTTACTGACTTCACGCAGCTTCTTACAGATCTAAATTCAGGCCATACCGCGAAACGTCTCTCCCATTATGGGATCGATATGTACGGGGTGGAAGAAGCCGCCCGGCATAGCGGCGCAGATCCGCTTGTTGCGATCATGGCGCAGATTGATCGAGTAACCCGCCATGGCTCCGACGCGCGCGTCATGGGTGATCTTTTCCGCAATCAGCAATCCTATATTGGTGCAGCGGCTTTGCTTGGGGATTTCAAGGATTATCAGGAGATCCATCGGCGAACTTCGGGTGCCAATCAGAGCGTTATAAACGGCGACTACACAGATGGCATTAAATCCCTGCGCATCCAGACGAACGCTTTTGATGAAAGTTGGGAGCAGCTGGAGCGACGGATGGGCGTTGGGTTCGCGCCGATCCTGCACAACGTCACGACGGGTTTTCACGGGCTGACAGAAACGCTTGAAGGCGCTGATCAGCGTCTTCCCGGTCTGACGACCGGCATTTTCGGTGTTGCCGGGGCTGCGTTAGCTGGGACAGCAGCTCTTGGGGCGCTTGGTGCCGTTGCTGGACCGGTTTCCGCGGGGTTTGGACTGGTTGCCGCAACTCTGGGCGTTGCCTCGGCGGCTGCGGTCGCAACTGTGGCCAGCATCGCGCTTGTCGGGGTCGCTCTGGCGGCTGTGGGTTACGGGATCTATCACAACTGGGATCACATCAAGTCCATGTTCACCTCGTTTGAGCACTGGGTTTCAGGCTGGGGTGATCGGGTGAGTGGTTCGATTTCCCACGCCTTCACGCAAATGGACCCGAAGATGCCGGGCTCTCCGACCTCCCGTGGGCCCTTAATGGTTCCGACAACCGGACATGGCTGGACCCCGCCCGTTCATCTGCTCATCAGTCATGATGCGGGTCTGAAGGTTACGCCTTCAGCGCATCCTTCTGTGCGAACAACAGTCATGCCGTCTGGCGGGCGTATGGTGAACCGGCCATGAGCGGAACATTAAGCACTCTGGGTGCGGGCACGTCTGCTCTGGCGTTGTCCGGCGCAGCTGGTGGGAACCTGATTACGGGCGAGCTGTCACGGCTTCTGGCTACGGCGGCGCTTGGCGGGGTGACGTTCGACATCATCGACAGCCGGGAGGCTGCGGGGCGTCGGGTGCAGAGGTTTCTGTTTCCGGAACGGCCGGTTGAAGATCAGAAGTTCCAGGACTTCGGCACGACGGATCAGCCGATCAGGATCACGGGATATCTGGCTGGGGATGATTATGTCCTGCGGGCGCAGCGCATGCGCAAGGTGTTTCTGAAGGCCGGTTCCCTGACGCTTGCGCATCCCTGGTGGGGACGCCTGCGGGTCCGGCTGATTGAGCCAGGCGAGATCCAGTTTTCTGCTACGCGCATTCGAATTGCGCAATTCCAGGTTGTCCTGGTGCGAGATCCGGGACCGCCTGGGCACAAGGGATTGTTTGCCCGGGTTACCGACACGCTGACGAACCTGCTGGAACAGGCGGATGCGATCGTAGATGAGGCTACGCTGGCGGTTCAGGCCGTTCTGGCTCCACTCGCTATTCCTCTGGCCCTGTCTTCCATGGTGGGGTCGCTGCTGTCCCAGGCGTCGGGAATCTGGGACAGTCTGACGGCGACGGCACCGCAGCCGCTGAAATCCGGCATTGCCTCGGCGCAGGGAACTCTGGCGGCGGGTGTCAGTGCGCCTGCCACCAACGCAGATACGGCGTATGCCGACAGCGTGACGGCCGCGCTGGCTGGCGTGCCGGCTGCGGTGGTGGATGCGATCACAGATCCGTCCACGTCTGTGATTGCGCCCGCACAGCAGGTCGAGGGGGACACGGCTGAGACTGTGGATGCCCAGACGGCAGCCAATATCCTGCTGTCGGGTGCGGTTCAGATCGGGGCTGTGGCGGATAACCTGTCGTCTGTGACATCTGTTCCAGGCGAAGCGCTGGCACTGGGCGTGGTGGCACGGGGGCTGATCGTGTCGCAGCTGTTGGCAGCGTGGGGTTCCCTGACATTCGCCAGTGGGGCGGATGCCGTGGCGGCGCGTGATCGGTTCATTGCAGCAATTGACGCGCTTCTGGTGGATCTGGAGAACGCGGCGGCGTCTGGCGTCGGGGTGTCGTTGTCCGGGTTGTGGGTGGCAGTTCAGGCCGCGCGGACGGCGCTGATTGCGGATTGCTCCTCTCAGGTGGGGCGTTTGCCGGAGGTGGTGTCGGTTCCTCTGAAAACCACGGTGTCTGCCTGGACGCTGGCTTATGCGGTAGCGGGCGATGATGTGACGCAGGTTCAGGGTGTGTTTGATGATCTGGTGACCCGCAACGGGATTTCCCATCCCGCTCTGGTCGGGCCGGGTGACATTCAGGTTCTGGAGCAGGCGTCGTGAGTGAGACGGTTGTTTCGCACGGACGGCCGTGGATTGTCCGGATCAATGGCAAGACGATCCACACCTGGACCAGCTGTGAGGCGGGCGTGGATCTGGCGGACATTGCAGGGATCTTCCAGTTGGAGTTTGTGGAGGATGTGCCGGAAAAATCCGGTTTTGTGCCGAGTATTCGCGTGCATGACCGCATTGAGATCGAGGTGGCGAGCGTTGTCGTCCTGAAGGGCTTTGTTGAGACGATTAACGTCACGGCTAATGAGCATTCCCTCCATACCGTTGCGTCCGGACGCGATATCACCGGGGATCTGGTGGACTGTGCGGCCAATCCGAATGGACCGGCCGAGTATCGGCAGATCCTGCTGGAGACTGTGGCGGGGCACCTGACCCAGCCATTCGGGCTGTCGTTGGATCGGCAGGTTGCGACGGGAGCCCCCTTTACCCTGGTGGCATTGGAGCCGTCTGACACGGTGCTCGGGGCGGTCGAGCGTCTGTCACGCCAGCGGGGCATTCTGGTGACGTCTGATGGTGTCAATGGTCTGGTTCTGACGCAGGCCGGGAAGACACGGGCCAAGGATCGGCTGGTCTATCCAGGCGGAAATGTGCAGCGCATGGAAGCGCGGGTGTCGCAGCGGCATTCGGACACATGGGTCAAAGGGCAGTTCAACAGTGTTTTAAGGGGCGATAAAGCGGCGTTAAGCGCGTCTTCAGCACCGTCTGCTCCAACCGCCTCAACCGGGCATGCCAAAAAGGAACTGGGTGCGAATTGCCGGTTTGGGCATTGCGTTGATACGGGCGTTCCCCGGTATCGGCCGATTGTGCATCTGGCGAAATCACAGGGCGGCGGATCTGCGGCGGCCCAGGACAGCAGCAATCCGACACCAGACGGCTTTGCCCTTGGCGAAGGCGCGTCCGTTCCGGCCGGAGGTGCGTATCGGGCCGGGACACGGCAGAACAAACGCCAGAAAACGGCCGTGCGGCAGGCGTCTGACCCATGGACCCTTCAGGACCAGGCCATGTGGCGGATGCGGACGGCCCGTGCCCATGCCACCGCCTATGTTTACACGATGCCAGGGCTGAAGAATGCAGCGGGCGAGATCTGGCGGCCGAACCAGCTGGTGACGGTGAAAGACCTCTATAACGGCATTGATGGAGACATGCTGATTGGCGCTGTGACGTGGGTCGCGACCGGGCACACCTTCGAGACCCGCATTTCGGTTGTGCCTCCTGACGCCTACGATCTTACAGGAGATGCGGACGCCCCTGCGAAAGCGGGCCATCGCAAGACGCGGCTTTCGCGGTCCTATGACGGAGGAGCGGCATGAGCGATCTGATGGACCTGCATTACAGTCTGCGGGGCCAGACGCTGCGAGGCGTTGTCCAGGACATGGATGACAGTGGGCCGAGCCAGACCGTGACAGTTCAACTGCATTATGGGCAGAGCCGTTCAAAGGTGCCGGTGCATCATCCCTTTGGATTTTCCAGCTCTGCACCGCTGGATGGGGCTGTGACGCATGTTTTGCAGAATGGCGCTGATCCGTCTGATCTGTTCGCGCTGCCACCGGCAAACCCGGCAGCCTGTCGGATGGGTGGGCTGAAGGAAGGCGAAAGCATTCTGTATGATGCGGCCGGACAGAAGGTTTACTTGCAGGACGGCAGGATCGTTCGCATTGACGCGCTGGAGGAAATGCGCGTTTCAATAGCTGGGCAACCTGTTCTGGATGTGACGAAAGACGGCGTGACGATCACGGGGAAGCTTGTGGTTTCCGAGACGATTGTAGCGCAGAAGGACATTACCGGAGCGGGCATCTCGCTGTCGAAGCACACACATCCGGACGTCAAGGTTGGCACGGATAACACGGGCGCCCCCCAGTAACGGGGTGCATTGGCCTCCCTGAAGCCGGGAGCGTGACGCGGGCATGATGCCCGCATGGACACGTCTTTTTCCAAGAAAACAGCGGCATTGCGGACCGGGGGTATGATCCCGGACCGTTATCTGTTGTCTGGCTCTGACGAATAGTCGCGCCCATGCCAACGACGACGCAATTTTGCACAATGCAAATGGGAGTTCACCCGCTTACGGGCGGGATTGATCTCGTGATCGCGCCGTCTGTTGTGGGGCGCGGGCGGATTGCGATTGATCGCACGCCCGTGTCCTCTCTGCTGATTGCACTGGGGACGGACCGTCGGGCAGATCCTGACGATATCACGCCTGATATGCAGACTGCCCTGAGTGGCACGGAACCGGTCCTTTTTTCCCGTCGTGGCTGGGTGGGTGATATTCTGTTGCCGTCCGGGCAGCGTCTGGGATCTCGCGCCTGGCTGTATGAGCGGGGGAAACAGAACGAAGAGACCCGCGCAGGTGTCGCTGATGCCGTGGCAGAAGCCGTGGCTCCTATTGCCGACTATCACGGCATCACGATCGATACGGATGCGCAGTGGGGGCATCAGCGAGGCTGGCTGATCGCAACGGCCAGTGTCCTTGGCTTTAGCGTCAATACGCAGGTTCAGACCCTGTGAGTGCACAGATCCCGACACCAGCCACACTGGCACAACGCTTCGCAACGGCCTTGGCGCAGCAGACTTTCACCGCATCTGACGGGTCCACCGTCACGCTGGATGCGACGGCTCCTGGCACGCTCGAAGCGGCGCTCGCAGTGCTGTCTGCCCTCTCGGATTATGAAATCTATCTGTATGTCCGTGATCAGCTGCTGGAGCTTTTGCCGACGACGGCAACAGTCACGCCAGGAACAGGGCTTTTGCCAGCGCATGCCCGGATCTGGGGCGTTCCACGTATTGGCGCGACTGCGGCTGACGGGAACGTCATTGTTTCTGCAAGCCTTGCTCTGACGTTGCCTGCCGGGACGTTGATGACGGTGGATGGTTCGGCGCAATGGGTTGTTGTGAGTGCTGTGGCCATTGCAGCGGGTGCCTCCGTTTCTGTTCCGGTACAAGCGACCATAACTGGCACGGCTGGCAATCTGGCGGCGAACACGGCCGCGACGCTCGTTTCGCCTGTTGCAGGCGTGCAGTCTGTTGTTTCTGACCAGAATGGGCTGTCTGGCGGCGCTCCAATTGAAGCGGTTGAGAGCTGGCGGTCCCGGATCATTTCGGCAATCCGCACGCCTGTAGGTGGCGGCACGACAGATGACTACGAGAACTGGGCACGTGCAGCCGGTGCCTCTGTTGTCAGTGTCGTTCCCGGCTGGCTGGGACGTGGGACGATCGGCGTTATCGTTCTGCTTGCCGGTGGCGTTGTCCCGACTGCCGTGCAGGTGGCTGACATTCAGTCCTACATCGATGCCAGACGTCCGGTGCGCGGGAACGTCACCGTTGCAGCGGGCGTGCCGGTGTCGCAGGACCTGACGATCCAGTTGTTGCCGGACACCCAGAGTGCACGGGCCGCTGTAATGGGTGCGCTGACCACATTTTATCTGGGTCTGGGCATCGGAGCGACGATCTATCAGGCGCAGATTGAGGCCGCGATCTCAGCCGTGGCCGGGAACCGCAATTCCCTTTTGTCTCCGTCCGGCAATCAGACATTGGCCGTCAATCAGTTCCCGGTTCTGGGCACGATTACCTGGGCTGCACCCTCGTGACGCGAAGTGTAGAGCAGATCCGGGATGAATGGCTGGGGCAGTTGCTGCCACAGGGGGCGGCGTGGCCAAAAGATCCGCAGAGCAATCTCGGTGGCATTCTACTGGCGCTGGCACAGCCGCGCTTTCAGGTGGAGCGGGACATTGCCGCTCTGGCGCTGGAAATCAGTCCCGAACGGTCAACTGTGCTCCTTGATGACTACCGCACATTGCTTGGTCCGGACCCGTTTGGACGTGACCAGGGCAGTCTGACCACAGAGCAATGGCAGGCACTGCTGTTCAGCCGATGGACCGCACGAGGGGGCCAGTCCGTCGCCTATTATGAGGCCCTCGGCGCCAATCTGGGCATTGATGTGCAGATCTGGGAGCCGGTGCCTGCGGTGTGGGGCGCTTTCGGGTGGGGTGACGGTGATCAGTGGAGTGAATCCGCCAATGATCTGTTCGTCTGGCAGGTCACACTTCCGAACCCTGGCACCGGGCTGGAAGACGTCTTTCGGGCCAACCGGCAGCCCGACACGGAAATTGTGTTCCGATATCGGGACCAGGCTGGGTTTGGCGATATCGCGTTTGGCGAAACGGCGTTTGGAGGCTGATGTGAAGCGGCTTTTTCTGACTGTGCTGGCGTGTGCCGGTCTCTGTGGAACAGCTGCTGCGCAGCGTGCTCCCGCACCGGCAGGCTCCGGTGGGCAACCTGTTGCGATTGATAGTGGAATCAAGTGGACCTCTGATATGTGGCGCGTCGCTTTCATGGGCTACGTCAACACGTCCAAAGGTACGGCGCAGGATCTCCAGTTGCAGCGCCCGGTTGTCGGTGGAGCATCGCCCTATGCTGACTGGCAGGACAGTGCGGCCGCCACAAATACGGGGCGTGTTCGTGTGCAGAACAGTGCCGGGCAATTCCAGATTGGCGTGGTGGATGATCAGGGCAACAACTTTGCGCCCTGGCTGACGTGCACGCGATCTGGCACGACAGTGACCGGATGCACGGTTGGTGGCGGATTGCAGACTGACAGTCTGGCGTTCAACGCGCCGCTGAGCGGGTCCAATCTGGGAACTGGATCAGCGACATGGCTGGCCCCCAACCCGACCGTGCAGGGTGTTTTGACAGTACAGGCATTGAGCCCGATGTGGCAGCTGCGCTCTGTATTCTCGCCCAACCAGTTAAAGGGGTGGATCAATTATAGCGGGAACGCATTTCTGTCGAGCGACGGAACGCTGTCCCTATACGGGAAAATAATTGAACTCGGCAGCCCGACAGTCCTGCCATTTGGCACGCCTGCGTCGTCATCCGCCGCGTGCAAGACAGGTCAGGTCCTGAACGACGCCAGTTATCAATATGTCTGTGTTTCCACCAATCAGTGGAAACGCAGTGCTGCGCTGGGAGCGTTCTGATGCGCCTGAGGCTTCTCCTGCTGGCGCTGGCCGGTGTTTTGTTCGGTTCTGTCGCTCAGGCTGCCGGATCACCGCCGCCCGGGTCGCTGGTATCGGGTCCGCACCTGACAGGGCCGCTGATCCAGACGATCAATACGGACCGTGCGATCTATAATTTCGGTGATAACGCACAGGTTTTCGTCACACTCTCCAACACCACGGGGTCTGTGTTTACGGGGACGATCACGGCCACGCTGTCGGGGCGTGGGATCGGGATCGGATTTCCCGTGACAGCCAGTGTCGCTGCGTTGGCTCCGGGTGCGACCACCACGGTGACGTTGCAGATCGGCGTGCGGCAGGTGGCACAGTGGCAGGGCTATTTCGTCAATATCGTGGCCACCAATTCTGCCGGTGCACAGGTTGACCAGCAGGCCACGGCGATTGACGAGAGCCCGGATTGGTGGACCTACCCGCGCCAGTGCTGGTTTGTGGGGGCGTTTACGGATTGGGGCGGCTGGAACCCCAACCAGATTTACGGGACGCCCGAGGCGGATATCGACAGCCTGAACGCCTACAAATGCAACAATTATCAGGTCTATAACCTGCTGTATCGGTGGCATCAGCCGTGGGCCGGTACCGAAACCTATGTGAACGGGGACGGTATGACGGTATCGGTCCCGTTGCTGCGTCGAGCAATCGCGTCGACCAAGCGACGCGGCGCTGGGACGCTGATGTACATTCCCAGCTACGCCGCAAATAAGGGAATTGCGCCGAACTTTCAGAACGACGGCAGCGGCGTGGATCTGTCCTGGGCGGTCTTCACGAACAACTGCGGTGCAACGAACTCCTGTACCGTAAACGACGCCTGGAATTTTTCGTCCAATATCGCAATCATGAATTTGCAGAACGGGAACTGGCAGTATTACTGGGCGCAGCAGGTTCTGTTCTGGCAGAAACAGCTGGGGTTTGACGCTCTGTTCGCGGATACCTACGGCACGATTGATATACCGCTGTGGGATATCAACGGCAACCGTCTCGACAATTCCACAATGTATTCGTCGTTCATGCGGACGGTGACGAGCCGAACGAATATTCCGATGGTTTTAAACCCTGCGGGTTCTTACGGGGAACAGGATCTCGTCCAGTCGGCGCTTGAGCTCTACCACTTCGTCGAGCGCTGGAATAATCCGTCTGACATTGGCACGTTCGGCGATTTCCTGACGAAAGCGCGGCAGGTCTGGGGCTGGTCAAACCGCACGCCCAACAGCCTGGGTCTCGACTGGGATATGGGGATGAACAAAACCCTGGGGGCGTCGTCGGTGTGTAATATCAACGGCGGCTCACAGGTCTGCACGTTCAATCTGCCCGGTGTCCTGTATCAGGAGGCGACGATCCTTGCGACAGGTGCGCATCACGCGTGGCTGGCTGACGGTCAGATGGCGGTGGGAAACGGAACGCGTCCGATTTCCAACGACGATTATCCAATCGGCAACAGTCTGACGATGAGCCCGGCACTTGTACAGGCCGAGTACGACTACCAGAATTTCGGTGTGGCCTACGAAAAGCTGCTGCGTCTGAACATCGGTGCCTCGACGGTCGCAGCACCTGCCGTGACGGGCGGACTAGCGTCTGGTGCGGCCAGCACGACGGCAGCAGCTGGAGCTGTGTGGCTCATCCAGAACCATCGATCGGGTTTCGACATCCTGCACCTGCTGAACTACCAGCAGATGAGCTCGGCATCATTTCACGATGTGAACGACAACGCTGCGAATGCCGCCGCTCCTGCGACCACAGGACCGCTGAACATCAAAATGTATGTGAGCCCCGGCGGCGCGCTTGGCAGCCTTTATACTGCCAGCCCGGACGTCAATCACGGTGCGTCGGTTCAGCTGACGTACACCACGGGCACCGATACCGGCGGCGCGTTCATCACGTTCACTCTGCCGTCTCTGCAATACTGGGATCTGGTCTGGCTCGAAAATGGGTTGGCCGCCAGCGATTATACGTCGCCATAGGAGGGCTGAGCGTGGATTATACAACGACAGCCGGGTACATCACCGACAGTCAGGGCAGACGGCAGCTCGCAGACCGGGATCTGGTCAACGGAGTGCCCGGGACGGACGCCAGCTGTGTGGACCTGCAAAACGTCGTCAACTCGCTGATGGCGATGCTGGCTCAGGCCAATGTTCCGGGGAACGCCGCCGATGACAGTCTGATCGCCCGGGCGGTGAGCACGCTGATTTCAAACGCGGTTGCCGCCGAGGCCGCGACCCGCGCGGCGCAGGACACGAACGTTGCCACGACCGCCGCCAACGCACTCTCGCAGGAGGCGTCCCAGCGGCAATTCGAGGATAACTGGCTGCAGACCTATTTTTCCGGGCAGATATCGCAGGAGGCCAGTGCGCGGAAATTTCAGGACGACTGGCTGCAGAACACGTTCGTCCCGGGATATTATCTGGCGCTGTCTGGCGGTACGATCACCGGAGACCTGATCGCAAAATACCATATCTCCGTCAATTCGAACGGCGTGGCCTGGAGCGGTAATCAGGGCGATAGCGGTAATCCGGTCGGATCGGGTTCGGACGGCTGGTATGCAGACGGACGGTCTGTCTATCATTTTTCCAGCGGGTCCATTCCGATGTACATCGGGACGGGGGTCTCCAATGGGCCGATCGTGTCGTTCTGTTCGTCTGGCGGTAATGCGATCGGCGGGATCGTCAATAACGGCGGTTCTGTGTCGTTCAACACGACGTCTGACTATCGGGTCAAATGCGATGTACAGGCGCTGGTACCGGGAGACGCCGTTCGACGGGTCCGCGCATTACGGCCGGTCGAGCATGCCTGGCAGGCAGCCCCTCAGACCCGGACGCACGGATTCATTGCACACGAATTGCAGGAGCAGGCCCCGCACACGGTCACCGGACAGCGCGACGCGCTCAACCCGGACGGAACGCCGCTGCTACAACAGGTCGATCTGGCCAAACTGGTTCCGGATCTGGTGGCCGCCCTGCAAGGGGCATTCGCCGAAATTGACGCCCTGAAAATCAAAATAGACGCACTGGGAGCCGCACGATGAGTGATGCCACGCCTGCAGCCACATCTGAATCACCCCAGAACTGGGTACTGTATCGGATCGCAGCGCTCATGTTTCAGCCGGGCTATACCTATCAGCAGGGCGAGACACCGGTTGTGCCTGCGCCCGTTGTCTATACTCCGGCCGGAGAGGTGATCCTGACGGTTCAGGTTGTTTCCGGGGAGAGTCTGATCGCTCCGGACGGGTATCGCTATGCGCTAGATGCGCAGCATGCGTATCCCGTCGGATCGGTGTTTCCGCAGTGAGCGGGTATTGCGCTCGCAGACAGCAATATGCTGATGGCACCGGGCTTGACGGCCGCTCTGACGACTGTGTTACCGGGGTGGTTTGGGGCAATGCCGGTGTTCTGGCGAGGAGTGGTGGGTGATGCCAACGTTCCTCGTGCTCTGGAACGAGTATTCGGACGCTCTGAAATGGGCCGTGGCCGGTGTGGTCGGTTATCTGGGTAACGCTGCTCAGACCCGGATCAAGGCACAGCGCAACACGATCGACAGTCAGGCGCTCGCCCTCAAGCGGGAGGAGTCTCTGACAAACACTATTGTCGAGCAGGTTTCGGAAAACCGTGATCTGACCCGGTCGCTGTTTGCGTGCGAGGGTGTGCTGCTGGCCTATCACGCGGCGGCAATAGGAGCGCGGTTATCCGTGCACGAGCGTGAGAGTCTCCTGGCTGTGGCGCTGACAAAATTCGACCCACTGCCCGGCTATCCCCCGGCCGTCAGCGTGCTGGTCTCACGAAATACCCCGACCGAAACAGCGGACGCGCCTGTCGTGGCGGGGGATCAGGCTGCGTCAACAGCCGATCCGGGTGCTGGAAACACCCACAGGTAAACCTGCCCCGCCTACCGCTGCAGCGGCGGGGTGCTTATGGATGTACTGACTGATGGAGTCGAATCTGAGGCCGATTCTGGCTGTTAACCCTGTTGCGCCGTATCTTGGCGGCAAGCGCCTGCTTGCCAGGCGGATTTCGGAACGCCTGCGGGTGGTTCCGCACACTATATATGTAGAGCCGTTTGTGGGGATGGGCGGTGTGTTCTTGCGTCGCCCGTTTCAAGTGCAATGCGAGGTAATCAACGATCTCAACCGGGACGTCAGCAATCTGTTCCGGGTGCTGCAACGTCATTATGTTGCTCTGATGGATCTGTTGCGTTGGCAGGTGACCGGTCGGGCTGAATTCGAGCGTCTGACCGCTGCCGTGCCTGATACCCTGACGGATCTAGAACGTGCTGCACGGTTTCTGTATCTGCAGCGCACTGCGTTTGGCGGGAAGATATCAGGCCGTAATTTTGGTGTCTCGATGCGATCAGCACGATTCGACGTGCAGAAACTGGGTGCCGTTCTGGAGGATGTACACGCTCGTTTGAGCGGGGTGACAATCGAGTGTCTGACCTGGCAGGAAGTAATCCGCCGCTACGATCGATCTGAGACGCTGTTCTATCTCGATCCGCCCTATTGGGGCTGCGAGAACGATTACGATGCGACGTTCGATCGGTCCCAGTTTGATGAAATGGCAGACCTGCTAGGCGGTATCAAAGGGCGCTTTATCGTGTCGCTCAATGACCGGCCGGAGGTTCGTCAGACTTTCAGCAGATTTGAGGTCGAAGCGGTGTCGGTTGCCTATTCCGTAAGCCGTTCTGCCGCCGGACGTGGGCAGCGGGGAGAGGTTTTAATCAGCAATTAAAGCCGCATTAACGACGCCTAAGGACAGATTGGAAACGCTTAAAAAGGGTTCCAATCTGTCTGTCTATCAGTTCCAAATTGAGTGTCGCGCTTCAGCGGGTTACGACCCGCCGCCAGTCCTTGATCCTTCCAAACATCATATCAATGTGGTTGCGTCTTTTGTATTTTCTCTTGTCGTATTTGACTGGTTTTTCGCGAGATTTCGGTCCTGGAATGC